AGCGAATTTCTCCTTGAAAAGATCAGACTTTGAGCAGAATAAAATCCGCAATTGTATTAATTCTCTGAGGATGATAAAGAGCAATTGTATATCAAAACAATCTGCTCGAGAAGATCGAGATGTCCCTTTTTCCTTATTAATAACTGGTGAATCTGGTATAGGCAAGAGTACCATTAAAACATTACTCTTTCATTACTACGCAAAAGTTATGAATTTGGATAACACTTCAAAGTTTTGTTACACCAGAAACGCTAATCAAGATTTTTGGGACGGATTTCAATCATATATGTGGTGTATTATATTGGATGACATAGGTTATGTCAATCCTCGTATCGCCAATTCTGGTGACAAATCTGTTATGGAATTGTTAAATATCGTGAATCAGATCGCATATGTTCCGAATCAAGCAGATTTAGCAGATAAGGGTCGAACGCCCTTAAGAGCTAAATTAGTCATGGCTACATCTAATGTCAGACATTTAAACGCCCACTTTTATTTCTCCCATCCATCTGCGGTCCAGCGACGTTTGCCGTTCGTTTTAGAACCAGAGCTTAAGGCAAAATACTCTACTAATGGTATGCTCGATAAAAACAAATTTGATGAAGATGCTCATATAGGCCCCCTACCGGATTATTGGGAATGGACCATTTGTCGGGTCATACCGTTATCTATTTACGATAAGAAGAAAATAGCTGATTTCCGGGTTATAATGAGTAAAGTTAACATCGTGGTAATGCTGCAATGGTTTGCGATGGAAAGTAAAAAACATGAGGAGAATTGCAAGTGTGTTAAGAGTAGCATAGGCGAAATGATCAAAATGGAGCTATGTACAGTATGCCGAATGCCTTTAGAAGTGTGTGCTTGCGATAGCACATGTACAGTTTGTCACAATATTGTGTGCCAATGTTTTCCCCAAAGCGCTACCGAATATGTACTCATCAATTTCTTTCTTAGGGTTTTGGAGTACATCATTATACTTTTCGGTGTTCGGATTTTTGTTCTAAAGCGCGCTGAGAGTATTATAAATGCGTGCTCATCGCGAATAACGAATAGTGTTGAAAGTAAAATACGTTCCAATATTGATCGTTTAGTTCTGAAAGCAACCGGTATATATAATGAAAAAACTGTCCAAGCACCAAAGTATTTAGCTCTGATAATAGCTGCTCTAGGATCGGCATTAGCACTACGCAAGCTCTTTGGCGTTATCAAATTTTCTGATATGACACAAGGTTCAGTTCTCTCGACTCTCGCTGATGATGATGAAGGAGAAGTGCCGGATCCGGAAGAAGATTATGCACCAAATCCTTGGCGTCGTGAAGAATATGTATTGGATAAAGAGGATCTTTCTCCACAAATACTTTCCTCTAAGAGCGTAGAACGATCAACTTTTTTGGATTTCATAGCACGCAATACCATTCACATGAAGATGCGTGGGCTTAAAAACACAAAACAAAAAGCTCTGTGCGTTGTGGGACAAGTTTATTTAACTAACAACCACGGTGTGCCATTTGGCGATCTGGATATTTCGATCATCAAACAAGAAAAAGTCAAAGGTATTACTTCCAATATTGATATTAAAATATCACAGAAAAACATCGTGCGGTATCCTGACAAAGATATATGTTTAATGCTTTTAAGAGATCTTCCCCCAGGGAAAACCCTTTTGAAATACTTTTCCAGTGCACAATTAGATTGCAAAGGAGACGGTTATTATATAACTAAAGAATCCAATGGTTCCAATACGATACGGGAAGTGAGATGCATAAAAAAGCAATATAAAGCCAGATTAGCCGCTCTAGATATAGAATCTTGTATTTGGCAGGGCACTGGAGTCACTAAAGTCACAGAACCTGGAGATTGTGGTTCACCTCTTATAGTATACTCTGCTAAGGGTCCATTTATAGCTGGTATTCATGTAATGGGAACCACTGAGTATGTGATTGCTTTATCGGTCACCAAGGAGTTTCTAGAGAGTGAAATACCAAAACTAGACAAACTTTGTGTCCAATCAGGTACATTCACTTACAGTGCTCCTGGTTATCCTAGAAGTTTGGTAGCACTACACCCTAAAGCCACTTGTAGGTTTATTGAAGATGGTTGTGCTAGAACCTTTGGGTCGTTCAATGGTTTTCGAAATGTAGGTGGTAGCTCGGTGCGGCGAACTCTGATTTGTGATTCCATGTTAAAAAGGGGATATAATATAAAATTTACTAGGCCAGTTATGAACTGGCGTCCGTACAATATAGCTCTCACTGATATGGTCCATCCTGCTAATTTGTATGATGAATCTCGTATGGAGGCTGCTCGGGATGGATATATTGCGGATATATTGTCTCGATTACCCTTTGAAGAATTGAAGAAATTTACAAAATATAAGCAATTTGTAGCTATTAATGGTGCAGTTGGGGTCAGATATGTGGACGCTCTTAAGAAGAACACCAGCGCAGGTGTTCCATATCGCAAGCGCAAAACTACTTTCTTACAATTGACTCATCCCCAACATGGTTTCTTAGAGTGTTATGAACCTGTGGAATTTATGCAAAAGAGGATCAATGATAAAATAGAAATATTAAAATCTGGTACTACGCTGATGCAAATATACAGTTCGCAACTTAAAGATGAAGCTGTTTCTTTATCAAAAGCAATATCAGGGAAAACTCGAATCTTCTGCTCAGCACCTATGGAGGAAACTATTATTATGCGATCATACTTACTGAGTGTTTGTAGAGTTATACAAAATAATAGATTAATTTTTGAGGCTTGTCCTGGAGCAGAAACCCATTCCATTGAGTGGACGAAATACTATAAATATTTAACGACGTTTGGCACAGGTACAATTGTTGCTGGTGATTATAAAGCTTTTGATAAAAAGATGAGCGGAAAGTTGATATTATACGCGTTTGATGTGATAATAGCTTTATTGGAAAAATCGGGAAATTATACTAGTACTGATCTATTAGTTGTAAGAGCGCTCGCAATGGACGTTGCTTTTCCTACAATTGATTATAATGGTGAATTGATGCAATTCTTTGGTTCGAACCCATCTGGACATTCTTTGACGGTTACCGTTAATTGTATTGTCAATAGTTTGTATCTTAGGTATTGTTACTTAGGATTACATCCAGAATATATGATTATTAGTGATAGTGATATACTTAAAACCTTTACTAACAATGTTAAATTGTTAACTTATGGAGATGATAACATTATGGGTGTGAACACTACTGTACCTTGGTTTAATCATACAACGATCTCTCAAGAGTTAGCACGATTTGGATGTGTTTATACTATGGCAGATAAAACATCGGAGAGCATACCATATATAGATATATCTTCGGGCAACTTTTTAAAACGCTCTTGGCGGTTTGATCCCGGAATTGGTTACTACATGTGTCCTCTTGATCATGAGTCTATCGAAAAAAGTGTCACTATGTGGGTCGCTTCCAAATCTATTACACCTCAAGAACAGGCCATTAGTGTTATTTCCTCAGCTGTAAGAGAATACTTCCACTATGGTCGTGACGTTTTTGAAAAACGTAGAGCAATGTTTATGAACGTTGTAGAGGAAAATTCCTTAGAACATTGGGTTCAACCAGCTACTTTCCCAACTTGGGATGAATTGGTAGAATCCTTCTTTAGGAATTCTAGTCTCCAACAATAATAAGAGATCGGGTTAGATTTCCCGAGAACAAAAAATCAATTTGGGCGATTTGAAGTTCGTCCATTAAACCAATAACTTCAATTTACATATATTAACTGCTCTCTTGTATCCAGCATATAAACAAGAGAGAGGGTGGATATGTATCTTAATCGTACCAGGGCGCTCCCCAAAATATCTATTTAGATAAGAGTCGGGTTCGAGCTCATTATATGCTAAGTGTCTTATTAACATGAGTTAACTGATGAGACACTATAAATTATCGACTCACTGAACAAAATAATTCACAGGCTGGTGCTACGGCCTTTACTAGTAGCGCTGACGGTGGAGAGCACGGTTTGAATATGCTCTCTAATGAACAGATCACAAATACTCAAACAGTTGAGCTATTTGATAGTAACTGTGGCGATACTTATGAATTGCCATCAGGGGATGATCTATCATCCATGGATTATTCTTCCAACGTTCCTTTGGGACAGTTCTTGGAAAGACCAGTTAGAATAAAATCATATACTTGGGCTGAAAATAACACTATATCGGTCACTTTTAACCCTTGGCATGCTTTTTTCGACAATTCTTATATTAAAAACAAAATACAAAACTATGCTTTTGTTAATTGTAAATTGAAATTAAAAGTTGTCGTCAATGCTTCGCCTTTTTATTATGGTTTAGCTGTAGTTAGCTACCAACCTCTTACTAGATTTATGACTAATTCTCTTGCTGCAATGTCCAATTTGACAATAATTCCATTGTCTCAACGACCACATGGATGGATTTATCCACAAACGAATGAGGGATGTACTATGACGCTTCCTTTTTTGTATGATAAAAATTGGCTAGAGCTCACTTCAGCCGATGATCTGAATGATATGGGCACTGTTACTATTCAAAGTACATCTATATTAAGAAACGCGAATTCAATAGCTGGTATAGATGTAGATATACAAGTTTATTGTTGGGCTGAAGATGTAAAACTCTCTGGACCAACATATTTGGCGGCAGTACAGTCAGATGAGTATGCTGGTAACGGTATGATATCAAAGCCTGCTAGTGCTGTCAGCACTATCGCGCACAAACTTAAAGATGTACCTGTAATAGGGAAGTACATGAAGGCCACAGAAATCGTTTCCAGCGCTATTTCTAATGTTTTTTCCTATTTTGGGTTTACAAACGTACCAAATATAAAAGATCAAGATGCTTTTAAGCCTCTTCCTTTTGGGGGATTAACTTCAACTGAAATTAGTACTCCAATTGATAAGCTTACATTTGATCCAAAAAACGAATTGACGATAGATAATGCTGTATGTGGACATACATCCGAAGATGAATTAACTATCAAAAGCATAGCTACACGAGAATCGTATTGTACTAGTTTTACTTGGACGGCAGCTGCTGTGACAGGAGACACACTAGGTTTTATGGAAGTCAATCCTTTTACTGTTTTTACAGATTCAACAATATTAGGTTATCCTTTACATGTCTTTACTCCTATTGCTCAAATGGCAGCCCTCTTTGCATATTGGAGAGGTGATATAATATATAGGATTAGATTTATATGCTCAAAATTTCATAGAGGTCGTGTGTTAATATCATGGGATCCCAAGACTACTCCAAACACTTTAAGTGAAACATATAATTTTTCTAAAATAGTGGATATCACAAAGGAGACTGATATAGAAATTAGAGTTCCATATTTGCAAGCTACAACTTTTATGCCCATCGCCTTTCCATTACCATATGTTTCAACTACAGCCCCAGCTTTTGATGCTAGTTCTAGTAATGGTATGATGCGCATGTTTGTCTTGAATGCACAAACTTCGCCCACAGCTTCGGCTGACATACAAATAGCAGTTTCCATGAGAGCTGCAGATAACATAGAATTCGCAGCTCCTGGTAATAGGTACGAAGTGTACACATATTACGCTCCACCTCAATCTTTAGAATTTTACGATGCACCTCAAGCCGATGAGGACGAATTGTCCTACGAAACTACGCAGGTTCAATTCATGCCTCCAGCAACATTACATGAAGCGACTTATCTAGCACATATGGGTGAAAAGATTAATTCAATCCGACAAATACTTAGGAGGTCTACTTATGTGAGAACTATACGAGGTTCTACTGCTCTTACAACCACAGCTAATACTTTGACGTTTGGTACTTATAAGAACAGATACCCTCTGTACCCCGGATTTGATCCTAATGGTATAGATAGAACCAATACACTTGTACCTTACAACTATGTAGCAAATACCCCGTTTAACTGGATAGCCAATTCTTTTATAGGCAGTAGAGGAAGTGTGCACTGGCATACTAATATATCCTCTCCAGATGTGCTGAGTAGAATTTCTATCAATAGATATGAGGAAGGTATATTATGGACTTCGTATCAACAACTTGTTGGTTATGCCATTGAGCCACTCACTACCTCATCCGAAGTTGGGTATTCTTCAGCTTACCTCAACCGTGGTACATTCGGTGGTCTATCACTAATTGATCAAAAAGTACAATCAGGCTTGTCAGTTTCTGCACCATTTTATAGTAGGTACAAAATGCGTTCTAATGATAAATTTCATAGAACCGTGGGTACTGATGCTCAACGTTCAGAGCTGGATAATCTCCAAACACTAACAGATTGTTCTCCAGTTGCCAATCAGCAAGCTATCAATATCACTTTTCATGAATATTTTTCTATTGGAACTGATTTTAACTTTGTGTTTTATTTAAACGCACCGGTGGTGTTATTAACTATAATACCACCAAATCCTATCACTAATTAATTTAGTGGTATATCTTTACTCTATAGATACTAAATAGAGTAGATCTCACTATTGTAGATAAGTGAGATCTTATCTGCTATCTACATTTCATATACCTTGCGTGGTGGGGTATATGTCAAAAATTTTACCACACATCGAGTGATGAAAACCCCTAAAGCAATTTTCTATAAAGAGCAGTTTTTTACGAGGAG